TCCATATCCACATCTTCATTACCTCTACTAAAGTGTTGTGTGGCCACCATCGTAGTTGCCGTTGTATTTGTTGAACAACTATAAGGAAATAAAGCATATCTAGAATAATTCGAGGCTACTGTCGCACTACTACCTGTGTATATACCACAAGTGGATAATGGAACATCATATGTATTCCCAGACCAAGGAATATTAGTTTTTCTATAACACCAATTACTAACCCCTGCAGTTGTGAATTTTGTACCAGAATCCCATGACTGTCCCAACTTAAAAGCTATCAAATCAAAAGAATTAGCACGAGTGGCAGAATTAAATAATGTATCTTTACCTAATAGTTCGTCATTATTAAAAATAGTATTTGTCATTTTTAACTTATGGGTTGCTTTAGAGTGTAAACCAGTTGACGCAGTAAAACCACTAAGGGTTATTTCTTTAGACTCGATCCGTTTAACTAATCCTGATAGGTCAAAATTAAACATAAATCTACTATAATTTGTATTAATCACTGTGGAACCTGTACCAGCCCCATAAAATAATTCAGTTATAGGATTTAATGCGGTATTCATTAAAGCTTCTGTGGATCCAGTTGAGAATCCCTTAATTATTGTGTTGCTATCTGTAAAGTATGTTCTATATATTGACATTTATAAATCTTTAGTAATAAATACTTAATTAATTCTAATTCGATGACTTATCATTGAACTAAAATTAAATTGTGAAATTTTAGTTATTCCGTCAGATTCATCACTCGCAACATCTGGGACCATTTGGCCATAAGGGTGGGTATGGTTTTGTACGAATTTTTGTATTAACTTACAAAATTCTATTAGTCTATCACCATAAACTAAGGGATGTAATCTACCTCCAGTAGGAAGGTTATCCTGTGTTAACCCTCCGTTACCACCTAAATATGATTGTAATTTTGCTCCCGAACCATCTAATCCGTTACGGTCTAGATTATTGAACGACACATTTGGTTGTCCAGTGTAGGACACCAGGTTTATTCTATCTGCGAATATATTTGCAACACTTTCATTAGTGTCCATTAGATTTAGTTGTATTCTTGCAGGATTTACCCTATTCAACTCAATTGGATTACCAGGGACAAATTTTCCTGCCCTCAAATCAATTTTTGCTGAAGTTAAAATGATATCAGCATTATCTCTTCCTTGTATTGCAACATCTTGAGGATCAGGGTAAACACCGATTGCTGTCATTATATATTCAGTAGACTTTAAGGCGTTAGTTGCCCCAATATCTGATTGTGTACCTAGAGAGGTACGTTTATCTTGGTACTTGAGTTCTTGATCCTGACCAATTACAGGACCTATATAACTTCTATTAATGTCAGCTTTGTTCTTATCAATAGTATATTGTAAAATTCTAACACCCTCACCTTTTTTCGGTACGACGTTGAAGAACCGTGGCATTAAAGGAAAACACCAAGGTAATTCATTATCACTATAGTCTTTATCTACTTGTTTAATTCTTGCTTGAATTCTTCCTGTTCCTAAAGGATCCCTAGCGTTTATTACCTCTGCATAATAAAAAATATGGTCCCTAGTCATATCGAATTTCCTACCTCTAAAGTTAAATGGTTTTCCCATGGCTATATATCATATCTTTTTTTAACCTCCTCCAATACCTCTCTGTATTGTTCTTCTAGTCTATCCATTTCTTTTAACTTCTCTAATAGATCAGCTTTTACCTCATCATGTTGAGTCTTTACCTCATTCAATAAGGTGTTTAATTGGTTATTACTTTTATTTTCTGTTTTCATATATCTAAACTGTTACACCAAAACCAAATCCGGGAGTACTTACAGCACCATACGCGACTAACGCACCTCCTGCATTGGCACCAGATGCCATAAGAGCTTGTCCGGGAGGTATTGCTATCACTGTTCTCATTTTTTCGGTTATTTCTCTTGTTATTTCTTGTACCCTTATTGTTTCCATTCGTTCTTGGACGGATATCTCTCCGTTAGAACGAACACCTAGTGGTGCGCCAGCCTCACTTTGTCTCGAAATAATATTAGCAGCGCATCTTCTAGCGCTCATTCCACTTCTCCCTCCCCCTAATAAAGCAGTAGGAGGGGGAACTGGAGGTGTAGGGATACTATCCAGAGAGGCAAATTTAATAAGTCCCTCAATAACACTTAATGCAACACCAAAGTTAATACCTTCCTCTTCTTCAACACGAGGATCTCTCTGTATCTCGGTTGGTGTTAGTCCGAGTTCAGAAGGTAAGTATGTCATTCCACAACCCATTAGAATATTCTTTTTATTTTGCCGGCCATTTTAACTCGACCTCTTGTTATTGTTGCTTTAATAGAATTGGTCCATATTGTTAGTTTTTCTTTTAGTATCCCCAACGCTATTCTAGCCATGTAATTTTTAATATTAGTTCCTAAGTCTTTGAATAAGACTTCCACCACTAATTCATATAGAATCTTAATTAATTCTCTCATAGAACCTTGTAAGTTCTTAAACAATTCCATTCTTTCTGGACCCAACTCAATCTTCCTTGGTTGTCCCGCGCCTTGGTCTTCTAACTCACTATCATCAACTAAGGCATATCCAATTAATAACATCATAATCATAGTTTGTGGAGTTAAAGTTTGTTTAATAAATGTGTTTTTTAAGCTATCGATGATTCTCTTCACTAAATCACCTTTTATTGTTTCTGAAGTAGGGTCTAATTCATATCTAATCCCGGTTAAATGAGTCCTTGTCTGATTTCCTTCTATCATACTACTTAACCCATTAATCATATTGGTGACCCCTTCCAGTCTTTGTCTCTCTGTTACGAATACTTGTGCGTAGGTTTGGTTGATTTGGGAAGCTAATTCGATGGCATCCGCATCCGAAGTATTTACATTAAACGTACCACATTGTAAATCTACAACATTTACACCTTGTGATTTATTTTGCGCATTAAAGTTGAAAAGATCTAAATCATTTCTACTAAACTTAAAGAATTTTCTTTGTTCATTTACAACTTCACCACAATCAGTTCCTGCCATTCGATTAAAAATCATATCAATTTCCTCAAACTCAAGAATTTGTTGATATGTTCTACCGGCTTTTTTACTAAACACACCTGTAATTGTATCTACAATCTCCGTTGTAATCGCAGCTGGGTCAAATAACCTAAGATTGTCAAAATAATCATCAATAAAAGATTCAACATTCTTATTAGTATAATCCGTACCTATTTTTATGATAAACCCACCACCGGTATAGGTTACCTGAAGAATTTGGAGGTTTGTACCAGGAAGGGTAATAAATTTTGAAGAGTTAAGGTCGTCCACGGCTTCCATAATTTTACGGTTAAAACTATCTGCCTTACCTAATACATTATCCGCATATTGACTACCGATACCACCATTACCTTGTACCGCTTTTAATAAATCAAAAATATCTATGTTTACTAAAGAAATTTCTAACCCACCACCATTTAACCATGCAGGAAAACCAGAATTTAATACTGACTCACCACACTTAGCTTTTAACATTGCCCTAAGTTGGTCTCGTATCTTTCTATCAAGTTCTTCTAATTGGGACCCTATTAGATTGGTTAATATCTGTTCGAGTCTTTGACCACCAGCAATTAATGAAATTAAATCCATTAAAAATGGTATTAGGTCTTTTTGTCGGTCTCTAGGGTCTGCAAATGGGGAAATTCCTAATTCAGCATTTAAGTCTAATGCATCAGTATTATTAATAACTTTTAATACATTAATAATTTTTTTTAACTCACTTTTTGAAGAATCTAAACCCATATCTGATTATTTTAGACGTCATATGAGATTCCCTTCTCGTCTCCTTCTTCCGAGTCTTTAATCATATTTTGGATTAATTCTTTATCTTCATCTGTTAAATGTACTGAAGACGTGGATTCAGAAGAGTCCTCGGACTTAACAAGGGAGATTTGGAGCTTTACTATCTCCAACTTTTTAGAAATAGAGGAATCGATTATTCTTAATAATTCGTTATTAACTTTACCGACTTGTTGAATGTCATTATTATCGTTTACGTCTCTAAGTTGTTTATTTAGTACTTGTACAGCCTTAGATCTATTTTCACAAGTTTCGTTATAACTTTCTTGTAGTATCTGTTCAATACTCTGTTTATCTAATTGTACTTGTTTTCTTTTAGGTCTAGGCATAATAATATTCTTTATTATAAATATTCGGAGTTAAAGTTATCTTTGATTGATTTATATATCTTTTTATAACGTCTCATACCATTTCGTATTTCTTTGGTGGTTAAAGAAGTCATTTCACGAATATTATGTAAAACTAAATTTTTATTAAATTTATTATTTCCACTAGCGTCGCTAAAAATTATACCCCAGTTCTCAAACATGTAAACCAAGGATTCACCAACGGACCTTTCATTCTCTGTTAATTTTTCGTTTTTTAATTCTTCATTTATTTGACCTATTATTTCTTTCATTAAAAGAGATAACATCTTTTCCTTTTTTGTGTATTCGTCTCCCTGATAAACCATCATATCATCTCTTTCTTCCAAATCAGTAGCATAATCTTCATAGGAAAGTTGGGTTGTACGTTTCTTATTGTCTTTAATTAGTTGACCTAAAAGATAATTTTTAACTATTGTACCAAAATAAGAATAAGCCTTGTTACCTTTTTCTGGTTTGAATTTATCACATTTAGTAATAAGGAAAGATAGAGTATCGTCATGCATGTTAATAAAAGTCATATCATCTCGATAAAGTTTATACTTTCTTATAATACTCTCCACCATGGTATTAAGGGGTTTTCTTAGATGATCGTTGTAAATTTTATTTTTTTCATCGTAAGTAGATGCGCTTAAAAACCTAACTACTGCGTCTTCTTGCTCAATACCGAAATAAGGCTTCTTTCCTTTAACTCTTGGCATTCTATAAGTTCTTTACCTCTATTTCTCTGTCTTCAGTAAAAAAATATTCTTTTTTTGCGGTTTCCATCCAAAAGGGTGCTTCTTCTCCGTTGACTAAAAAGTCAGGGTGATTTTTATAATTATAGAAAAGAGAACCTTCTCTCATATTAACATGTTTATATCCTATTTTTGGAATCGTCATTATACGAGCGTCCATAAATACGGATCTTAACAAGAACTCATATATAAATGTTAATTTAATGTTTTTCTTGAATCCCCCGATATCGTTAAATAACTCTGTTCTCATAACCATACCATCTGTATTAAAGTTAGGATAGTTAAGAAGAGAATCTAGATCCAAATGACCTATTTCCTCAGAGAAATTTAACGCCCAAACTGGCTCATTCGACCACCCAATAAATTTATTGGTGTCATCGACGTTGGTTATTAGAGGTAGGAATACATCAACCTCGTCATAGTGACCCATATACTCCGTTGCGTTTTTTAACCAAATATTTGATAATTCATCATCTAGTTCTAAAACACAGAAAAATTCGGTAGAACACCCAGCAACTCCTAAATTAATTTGGGAGGCAAAATCAGTTTCTCCATCATTAATTACTATTTTCTTATTTAGTTTACCAAAGTCTAATTTTTTAACATCTTTTTCTAATGATTTAGGACAAACAATAGAGATAACTTCAGGTTTAACCTTTTGGTCTTCTACACTTTTTATTGCCACTTGTAAAAGTTCTAATTCTTTATTTTCATTTGTGTGGATTGGTATAATTACAGTAATATCTTTCATTTTGTTTTATTTTAATTTTTGTTTTCTTATTGGATCATCATATCCTGACCATTCTGGTTCTTTCATCGCATTTCTTTTTTCTTCTTGACTCATAGCTAACGCCAATTCATTTATTCTCTCTTGAAAGAAACCATCATAGAAGTCAGCCACCTTTTGTGCTTCATTTAATGAGGTATATTGACTAGCTGTTTTTTCCATCTCTTCATAAAGGTCTTGAGGTACACTATCCTCCAACCAACTCTTCATAACACCAGCAACGGTATCTACTAAAGTTATGTGATTTTGTGCCCAGATACCATTTTTTTCATTTAACCATTCAGCAGGTAGGGTAGGTAATACACCAATAACTGGAGTACCACATTTCATAGATTCTAATGGGAAGGTACCACAACCAGCGGACTTATCAATCCATACAGATAATGCTGATTCTTTTAATGAGTCTGCAAATTCTTTTCTAGTTAAACCTCTCATATCTCTAAATGTAATCCATTTTAAGAAAGGATGTTTAATATAAAAACTTTTAATGAAATTAGCTGTGTCTCGGGCATCTCTAGAATGTATAGAAATAAAAGGTTTTCTTGGTTCACTGGTAGACGTAAAATAGTCCGGAATACCTAATTCAATAACAGAAGTTTCTATATTAGGGAAAAGTGATTTAATATAATCACTTTGTGACTTTGTTGTGGTTATACATTTCCTAACCCCCCATTGACCCCAAGTTTCACCTGGTTTCATAAGCTCAAAAATGTAATCATAGGCTTGTGTAAAAATAACTTTCTCACAATTAGCCGTTTTTAATTGTTCTAATATCCCTCCATATACTTCAGGTAGAATTATAAAATCCTGTGGTCCAATAACAGTTCCTTCTGATTCACTAGACTCATGATTGAGTTGATCATATTCCTCACCTAACCAAGTACCTGGTTTAGTGTAGTCGTTCTTCTCAGTTAGGATAGTAACATTATATCCTAATTCTTTTAATATTTTTGCATGTTCATATATGGTAGCGATGGAGGCCATTGCTCGCCCTTTTGAGTCCATACAAAAGAAAAAGATTTTATTTTCTTTTGATTTAAGTTGGGAGATAGCGTTTTTAATTTTACCTAATACCTCCTCTTTAACTGATTGTACGTCTTGTTCTTCTTGCATTTTTTTTTATAATTCTTTATGGTCTACCATTTCGGTATTTATTAATTTATTGATATAATCTTCTTCTAGGAATTCTGATATTGTTTTAATACTATAATCTGACTTTATTCCTTTATTATATTGTCTTTCTACTTTTACTGATGTTTTACCTTCTGGTTTAGTCTCTAATGATTTAGGAAAAGAGGTGACCAACATATCACATTCTTCCCACATCTCTTCATAACTATTTACGAACTTTATATTTTTACACATAGAACCAGTTTTGGAAAGAAAAAATAGAGTACCAGGAATAGCTCTCCCACATTCTCTAGTTAAAATCTTTACCGTTATCTTTTCTTGGTTTCTTGAAATAAAAGAATTTAATTTTGTAATGACGTGCTCCTCAATTTCGTCAGAGTACCCAAAGATTTCCAGAGAACAGTCTTCGTATAAAAACTTTAGAAAACCCTCACCCTCATCTTCAAAAGTGAAATATTTTTCTAAGTCATAGTCCTTAATATCCTCCACATCAATATCCGATTCATAGTACTTTTTATGAGTACTAATAAGTTTGTTAAGATGGTTTCTTAAAACCCCGTCCAAGTTTATTCCTATTGTCATATGATTGAATTATATGTTCTTTATTACCAAAGTAAAGTTATTTACATTCCATTTAATAGTTCGAATACTGCGTCTATTGCTTCATGTCTGTGATTATCCGTTAATAAAGATTTATAAACAAATTTTGATGTTGAAATTTTAGGCACTTCATGGATAGCTGAGTAGTTCTTATCTTTTAGATCTATTTGTTGATTATCCCCTGTGAATATCATAGTAGAATTTTTACCTAACCTACTCAATACCATGGATAGTTGAGACTTGGTTAAGTTCTGAAACTCATCAATAATACAAACACTATCCTCAAAGGTTCTTCCTCTAAAGTGAGCTAAGGATACCAACTCAATAGACTCATCTTTTTCCATTGAATCTAATTTTTCAGGTTTATTATAGACCTTTCTCATATTACTTCTAATTGGGACTAACCATGGTTCCATTTTTTCTCTCTCAGAACCAGGAAGAAATCCATTATCCTCTGTAGAAACTGTTGGTCTAGTAATAATAATTTTATTACATTGTTTCTTGAAGAATTGGTCTAGTGCGATCTGCACCGCTAGTAATGTCTTACCACTCCCCGGTTTTCCAACAATAAAATTAAAAGGATGTCTTAATATTTCTGTTTTAGCCTTTTTCTGTTCTGGAGAAAGGGAAAGTGAAAATCTCACAGCTCCTTTCGGTGGGGTTCTATCTTTATTATTTTTAGGTGACATTTAATGTTTTTTTTATGTTATCTATTATTATTTTAGAAGGTTTTCCATTTGTCATATAGAAATCCTTCATTCTTGTGATTTTAGTGGAAGATACCCAATCTATAGGATCGTCAAGGTTCTTATACCTTACCCCATAATCTTTTTCTTCAACTTCTATCCACTCAATACTATCTCTCATAACGAGACATTTCTTTCCAAAGAAAGGACTTGTTTTCATTAACCCACCCGAATCTGTAATTATGAATTTACAACTAGAGAGGGCTTCTACCATTTCATTATATTTGGCCGGTGGCTTAACTATAATATTTTTTGGGAGAACAATGTCATTATTTTCTATAAAAGATTTTGTACTATGATGTAAGTAGAAGTTAATAGGTTTGTTATATGACTCACAAAAAGAAAGAATCTTAGAGAAACTTTCTAAATTTAGATTTCCTTTTCGATGAATTGTCATAACAGGAGGATTCACAAAAGTGATATTCTTATCGTAATATCTATTAAGTAATTCATATTCTAAATCACCACACACTATCTCATTATTAAAAAAATCTTGTATGTGTCCTGTTTTTTTAGGGGTAAATTGAATCTCTGATGTTAAATCTGCAACTATCCTATTTAATTCCTCTGGAACTTTGATATCGTTACATCTTAGACCCGCCTCTATATGGGCGAAGGGGACTTTTAGTTTATAACAAACTAAAGAAGATGATAAGGTACTATTTGTGTCTCCATAGATTAATACAAAATCAGGATTTTCATCCTCTAAGATTTTTGTTAACTTCTCCATAGTCTGTGTTATGAAAAATACCTCACCACTATTTGATGTTTTAAGGTCATGATCAATATGGAGTGAAAACTCGTCTATAAAATAATCAGAAACATTTTCACTATAGTGTTGGTTAGTGTCAACAATGATGTGGTTAATCTCATTTTCGTTACAATAATCAAAAATAGGTTTAACTTTTACATATTGAGGTCTAGTACCAATAACACTAAGAATCTTCATTTTTTCTCATTTTATTTCTTTCGCTTATTGTCGCACCCAAAACTTCACAAATACTACCGTTTTCTAACATTGTGTTATAAAGTGCTTGGGTGTCTTTAGGGAAGCAAGCTCCTCCATAACTAAGACTACCATCAGGTCCAGGTATTGTTGTGTGCATTTCATTGACCCATCCATTATCTAAGATTAGATTTCTAACCATTCCATATCGAGAATCTAATTTACTACATAAGTCATACATCTCATTAAAAAATTGTATTTTAACTGAGTAAAAAGAATTTGCGAATATTTTCATAAGTTCAGACTCTGTAGATGTACATGTAGATATCTTTGCTTCTGGGAAATTTCTTGCGTATAAATCCATTAATCCAGTTAATTGTTCTTCGTTTTCACTATACCCTAGAACGATATGGGATTGGTCGGCGAAATCTTGATCACTAGTTCTGGCTGTTAAAAATTCAGGATTGTGTACTATCTCTAAATTATAAAGATGGTGAAGATTGAGGACTGTTTTAGGTTGGGTTGTACTTTTTATAATGATTAATCCTTTATAGTTTACATTATCTAATTTTTGTAAGACTTCATGTAGTGCACTATAATCATAACCTCTTAGTTCTGTAGAGTATAGAGTGGGTAAACAAAGAAAGATAAAATCCGACTCCGACACCTCTTCAAAAGAGTCATATTTCTTGAATTTGTCATAACTCTTTACCGTGTATTGTTTGGTGGTGAACCATTTGGCAACAGCGTTACCAACAAAACCTCGACCCATAACACCAATTATTCTTTCGTCTTTCATTTTATTTATTAAATTTTTTAGCCGGCACCCCAACCCATATCTCTTTTTTAGGTATATTTTTTGTAACGACAGAACCTGCTCCTATCTTACAACCCTTCCCCAAAACAATATTAGGGAGTATTGTAGAATTTGCCCCTATTGACGAATCTTCCTGGACTACCGTAGGAGGTTCTTTTTTCCAAGCTCCGTTTGATGGGGGATTTTTATCGTTAGTGAACACTGTATGAGGACCAATAAATACATTATCTTCTATAATAATGTTTTCCGGAATAAACGACCCACAACCTATCCTACAATTTTTTCCTATCCTTACCTTATGACCAATTTCAACAAAAGCCCCTATTCTGGTTCCCTCGCCTATCTCTGCACTGTCATAAATGTTACTACTTTCATGTATATAAGTTTCCATATTTCTAAATGTAAAAAGTTTGACCATCCAATCTTACTTCTTTCTGTCTTAGACCGTCGATTAATTTTATTGTAGGTTCTACGTCTTCAAGGGTGAACCCATTCCCTTTTAGTATTTCTTCATAACTTATTTTATGTAACTCCGTAAACCCTGTCGAGAATTCTAACTCTTCTCCATCTATCTTGATTGACCTAAAGGGTTTCCATTCGTCCCATGGGAGGTCCTCCTTCATAATACTTAGATTATAGGTAACCTTAGCGTTCTCAAGGTGTAAAGTACCCTTACATCTCTTCCCTGTGGTTTCTACATTATAAGAGACAACATCCCCGAATATCCATATTAACATATCGAAGAAATGTACACCTATATTTGTCACAACTCCACCTGACTTATCAGAATCACCCTTCCATGAGTAATCATACCAAACCCCTCTTGGTGTTATATAATCTAGTGTTACCTCATGTTGTATAAGAGGTGAACAGTTTTTATATTTTTCTTTGAGCTCTTTAATTAATGGGTGATGTCTAAGTTGAAGAATGTTGTATATTTTTTTACCCGTTTCTTTTTCTAAACTCTTTAACGATTGTAGGTGCTTATCTCTTAGGACTAATGGTTTTTCACAAATAACATCACACCCATTTCTAAGTGATAAACGTATATGTGCATCGTGTAAGTAATTAGGACTACAAATTGAAACAAAATCAATACTGTCTTTATTCCTATACAAATGTCTATCGAATCTTTCAGATTCTTTGAAGTATGAAGCCTCTGGAAAATATCTATCTATGTATCCCACTCCATCGTAAGGATCAAGAAGTGCAACCAAATCATTATTAGTGTGTTTTATCGCCTCAACATGTTTTGGTGCGATATATCCGCCAGCCCCTATAAGGGCGAAATTTTTCATATTAGTGTTCGAATTCATTTATACAAGTTGTTATAGTTTTTAATTCATCTTCACTTAAATGTGGAGAAACAGGTATATGTAAAACCTCTCTACATCTTTTTTCACATTCAGGTAATGATTGTTCGCCAAACATTTCTAAGTAAACCGGTTGGTTGTGTAGTGGTATTGGCCAATACACAAATGTTTCTATCCCGTTTTTCGTTAGATGTTCTTGAAGTTCATCACGTCCTTCTACGATAAGAGTATACAAATACCAACTATGATTGTCAAGAGTATCAGTAGGATACGGTAAGGTGACTCTTGGGTTATTTATATTCTTAAAAAAATATTCTGCATTATATTGTCTTTTATCTAACCAGGTTTTAGACGCCCCATTCATAAGAACGGTTAAGAATCTAGCTTGTAGAGCATCAAGTCTTAAGTTACCACCTACCATTTCATGATAGTATCTTTTTTTAGAACCATGAGCTCTAATCATTTTTATTTTTTTATAAGTTTCTTCGTCATCTGTTATGACAATCCCACCATCTCCAAGACAACCCAATGTTTTGGCTGGGAAGAAACTAAAAGCCGCGGCTAGTGACCTAGTACCTGAATGACCCCCTTCAGGATAGTACGAACCAAAAGATTCCGCACAATCCTCAAATAAAATCACTCCTTTACTATCACATAGTGTATTAAGTTCGTCTATTGATTTAGTTTCACCAAATAAGTGAACAAACATTATTGCTTTTGTATTTTCAGTCCAGGCTTCCTTAAATTCCTTTACTGAAGGGTGAAAGGAGTTTGGTGCATTGTCTACAAATATTGGATTGAGTCCCGCAACAAGAATTGCTTCCGAACTTGCGATAAAGGTATAGGAAGGTACTAACACGTCAGATCCTTTGGGGAGGTCTAATGACATTAGTATTGCCAATAACCCATCGGTACCACTTGAAACCCCGATTGCGTATTTTGAACCAGTATAGTCAGCAAATTCCTCCTCAAATCGACTAACAGAAGGCCCATTCACATAAATTCCGTCTAAAAGGGATTTATCTAATTCATTACTAAGATAATCTTTATAAGGTAAGAGTAACTTAGGATAGTCAAAAAATTTAATAGTTTCTTTTGTTGGCATATTTTAAGTAAAAGCTTTTAGGTACTAAATCTAATCTATAAAGAACATAAAAGAAAGGTCTAAGTTTCTCAAATAATCTTTTGTATGTTGGGTAGTGGGTGTAATCCTTCTTCTCCCTATTCATCATTTCTTCAAATTGAGAGTCTGTGAGGTCAAGTCGTTTTTTCATTTCTGAGATTAAACTATTGTCCATTTCTTTTTCTTTGGTAATTTCTATCATTGCCAGTTTCCTACTCATTTGTCCCGATCTTATTAAGGCAGAATACTCACACTTCCGTAAGTCAATTCCAAACTTATTAGGTAAATAAAAATTATTAACAAAGTAAGCGGAACGATTTTCCATATGATGACCACCATACCATTCCCACCCATATTCTTTATGTAAGAAATCTTTAGTTTCTTCTTTATCGTAATCCATATAATATAAAGGACGTATTCTTTTAATTCTTTTAACCAATAATTGTCTCATCCATGGCCAGAAATCCATAAGTGGTAAACTAGTTAATTTCCCTTTTCCAAAAAGTTTATTGATTGACCTAATATATCTAGCATCTTGGTAGAACCAACCTTGTGGTGATATACCTTCAGTTCTAAATGAATGACCGTTCCAAATCCATTTAATGTTGTATTCTTCAGCTGCTTTATAAAGGGTTGATCCAATACCTAAATCAGTTCCTGACTCTAAATCAGGAACTGACGCCAAAAATAAAGAACGTACCAAATCATTATATTCTTTATTGTCAACAACATGAGTGTAGAGGTCAATATCCAAAGCATTAATCATTTTCTCTATATTCTCCACTGCTATTTTAGAATTCCAAGTATTGTCAAAATGGACAGCCAGTGGTCGTAACCCGGTTTTAACTGCTAAATGTAGTAAAAATGAAGAATCACAACCCCCACTAACACCTACAACAAGATCATATTTCTTACCCTTACCATCTTTTTTAATCTTTTGTATAATTCCGTTTAATATTTTTCCTCCCTTTTCCCCTGTTGGGTACTCTATGTTTAAGTCCTCATCTCTCTCGCAGTAGTTACATACCCCTTCGACGTTAAACTCAATATGAGGTATTGTTTCGTCGTATATACATTTTTTACAGATTTTCATAGTTTTTTATAATTTTGTCAATATTAGTTTGTTTTGGGAATTTAATTAGGACTCCCATATTTTTTTTAGAATAAACACACATACTACCGATGGCAACACCAGAACTACCATTAAGAATGCCATCTTCAATGTCTTCTAGTTTCCCAACCCCACCACATGAGATAACTGGTAAATGTGTTTTATGAGTTATCTCATTTATTAAGTCATTATCCATACCTTCCCAAGTGCCGTCCCTATCTACAGAATATAATAGAATTTCTCCCACACCCAAATCCTCCAACTTTCTAATATACTCTACAGGGTTTAAGTTTACTGTTTTTTTAGTAGAATGTCTATAAATTTTATTAACTCCCCATATATTCTTTTTTACGTCAACTGAGGCTACGATACTTTGACTTCCAAATAACTCAACCGACTTTCTTACAGTCTCAGGGTCGTCAAATAATATATCATTAACTACGACCTTCTCAATACCTAATTGAAATAGGGTTCTAATGTCTTCAATTGTTTTGATACTACCCCCATAACATAAAGGCATGAAACATTCTCGAGTGATTTTACGTATATCGTTAAAGGGAATCTCCTTTTTAGAAATATCAATAAGGAGTAGTTCGTCAACTTCCTTTCCATTGAATATTTTTATTGCATTAACTGCGTCTCCAACATACGACGGATTGTTAAATTTAACGGTCTTCACTAAAGACCCATCTTTAAGTAATAAACACGGCATTATTCTAGGTCTTAACATATTATAAGTTTATAAATTTTTCCATTAGGTCCATTCCATATTTGTGACTTTTTTCTGGGTGGAACTGAACACCAAAAATATTATCTTTAGAAACCCCAGAAACAAACTCAATGCCGTAATTTGTTTTTAACATTATATTATCTTTTTCGATACATTCTACGTAATAAGAATGCACAAAATAAAAACGAGAATTGTTATCACATAGTTCATTAGTTATCGGAGACGCGACGTTCCATCCCATATGAGGCACCTTTAACGATTTATCAACAAACTTAAATTTCTTACAATCCCCCTTTATCCAACCTAATCCACCTAACTTACCTTCTTCACTTTTATCCATTAATAACTGCATCCCTAAACAAATACCTAAAATTGGTTTCTTATTGTTTAATACTTGTTTATTTAATTCATCTAATAGACCATAGTCTTTTAGGTTCTTCATACCATTATCAAAAGTGCCCACTCCAGGAAGGATTAACTTATCTACTAATAATAGTTCAGATTTTTTTTTAATAATTTTGGTTTTATGGCATCCTAAATAGTTTATCATTGATTCCACAGAGCCCACATTACCCATTCCATAGTCGATTATACCTATCATTTTATATTTTCAAATTTTGTACCAAACCTCATTTTATTAATTACATTTTCTTTTGATCCTTCACCTCTAATATTTACAATTTTTAAGGCATTTTTTCCACAACAGACTATAATTGAATCGTTATCCGCCTTTGAAATTAACCCCTTTGGTCCATAATGAGTTTCGTTAATAATGATAGACTCAAGGATATAGTATTTTTTATCTCCAATGTGAGTAAAAGCGCCAGGATAAGGATCTGACTGAGACCTTATAAAATTATGAATGGTAATATTATCACCACCCCAATCGATTAAACCATCTTCTGGTCTTCTAATTGAACAATAACTGACATTATTTTTTGATTGAGTTATTCTATTATTGGTTTTATTTAGAATTTTTTTATAATTAGAATCCATCATATCTAAAGACATTTCTTCTACCTTACTTAGTAAGGTTGCAATTGTGTGGTTATTACCTATTGTTAATTCTCTTTGGTCAATAATGTCCCCCGTATCAACCCCATCAGACAAATAGAATAAACTTATTCCAGTTTTTTTCTCTCCATTTATTACTGCCCATACTAAAGGGGCAAATCCCCTATATTGCGGTAGTAGGGAAGCGTGAAGACCAATTAATCCGTTTGGGACTTTGTTCAGTACTTCAGTTGGGATAATCCAGTACCAACCAGATACGATGATTAGTTCAGGTTTTTCTTCATCAATAATGGTAGATAATTCTGATGGATTACCCAATACATCAATAGAGATTTTATTTTTGGTGGCAAAATTTTGAAATTTGTGGTAGGAACTCCTATTGTCCTTCGTATCGTCTATAGTTATAATCTTACAAATACTATTTTCATCAATTGAGTGTAACTTTTTCAGAATAGAGTAACCAAGTTTTTTTGAACCTATAAAGAATACTTTATTTATCACAGTATAGTCTGGAGTTTCGTTGAGTTCCATTTGTCTTCTATATATTTTGCTGTTTTTAATATTCCTTCTTCTAAATCTATTTTTGAACTAAACCCTAGGACTTCTTTTGCTTTTTCTACACTAGGTATTCTAATAGCCACATCTGCAGACAATGGAGGGTCAAAGACAATCTTAGATTTGGATTCTAGAACTCTACAAATAGTTTGAGCTAATCCTAAAATAGTCACAACGGCTCTAGGGTTACCGATATTAAAACTTTCTCCTATTGCTTTAGGACTTGTTATACAACTCATTAAACAGTCAACAAAGTCGTCAACATAACACCAAGCACGAATCTGGTTTCCATCACCATCAATGTGTATATCTTCTCCTCTAAGAGCTTTTTCGATAAAAATTTGTAATGCTCCATTAGCTGATTGTCCTGGACCATAAACATTAAATGGTCTTATGGTTACTATAGGTAATCCATACTCTGTTGTGTAAGCCTTGGCTAAGTGTTCTCCAGCTAATTTACTAACAGCGTAAACCCATCTTGCCTCTCCAGCGGAACCGGCCACAGTCTGGTCTTCTTCTTTCGATTTGAAAGCCATGGATCCAAATACTTCCGATGTAGAGAAATCAATTACCCTATCAGGTATGGTTAATTGTTTACAAACCTCAAGAACATTGGCGGTACCTAACATATTGACTCTCATTGTTTTTACTGGGTGTTTTATAACGGTATCTATACCGGCTATTGCAGCGGCATGAATAACAATATCAGGTACGTCAGAACTCATAGATACAAATAGTTTATCGTAGTCTAAAATGTCTCCTTTTATTATAGTTAAGTTTTTATGATTACTTAGACCACTTGAAGATAGTGTATCGCGCTCAAAGTTATCATACACAGTTATTAAATGAGTGTCAATTAATCTCTTAATTATTGTATTTGCAATAAACCCTGCTCCTCCAGTTATAAATATTTTTTTCATAATAATAGTTCTTTTTCAAATTTAGTTGCGACTGCTTTATGTGTTGATGTCTCGTAATACCATTGTAGACTTTGGTGAGCAAGGTCTTTTAATTCCTCTACTGGTTTTTCCAGAAAGGATTTAAGGATATCTCTGAATTGTTTTGGGTTTTCTCCTAAATGTATTACGGGACATAAAGAAGATTTGATATTTTTATTAGCGGATTTCATCGCATCAATAGTAAAATTATTAATTGTTGCAAAAGCAACGTTTCCACTCATAAGAGCTTCAACAGTGCTCCCACCAAAGTACCCCACTTGAGGATTAAATTCATCTATATAAATGTGGGCCATTTCTTTAATTTTCATAATTTCACTATTTGGTATCCATCCGGTTGAGGCATCCATTAACTTTTTAGTGGGTTCATATGATTCGGGAGTTATATACTCATACTCTAAGTCAACCCCATTTTTTTTATTCCATTTATTCATATAACTTACCAGACCACTTACAACCGCAGTGATTATATTTGTTCCTTTCATTTCTTTACTTGTTGGTGCGTGGAATATGGTAATTTTATTAGTATTAAATTTTTTATTAATCAGTTTAGTAATTCTTTCTTTCTCACTATCTCTATCATATGACGTATAAATCGCTAGATTATTCTGAGGTTTATAATTAGAAGTTAACCCTAATAAATTCAGGTCTTCCACACTTAAATCATTCCAGGATAATCTATGTAAATCTACCGCGTATATAATTTTATTAAAATGGTGAGACCCAATCAGATTAAATATATCTGGTTGGTTTCTGTAGACACTACCTGTGTGATAAAGATGTAGGTTATTGTCTCTACCAGCTTTGGTATCTTTTATTATGTCCATTTTTAAGATATTGGTAAAGATATCTTTTATAGTACCTAAAGATTCTTTAGGGTCCATTTTGGCACATTCTTTAATCGCTTCCAGTTGCCAATTCTGTCCAAACTTCTCATAATAATATTCTGGTTGATGGGTGATCTGAGGACCTTTTTCTTCACCTACAATTATATGTGAAGATTGTGATATCCATTTCCTAGCTTCAGTAATTTCTTCTTCATTTCTTTCCCACTCATCTTTTTTTTCGTTATATGTTAATAGGTCATAATCATGTTTAGTTTCAAAATCTATTGGGTGTGAGCATTCACATATAACTTTTGACTCAAAACCATCACAATGTTTATTAATAGCTTTTGAATATTCGGTCATACAATTAGCATAATCCTTGTAACCAATAAATGTAACTTTTTTTATATTATTCTCCATATACGACTTTTGATACTTCTTGTAATTTTTGGACATACTTCCAATACTTCGTTTCCCTTATATCGGTTAGGTCTTCTATTGGCCAAATCCAATTATTTCTTTCTCCTTCGAGATAATGTGAACCATGTCCTGGTGGTTCCCCATTTGCCCAAGCCTTTCTTCTCCTCTCTAGAGTTTCTTCTCTTTCTTCTTTAGTTTTGGTATTACCATAATTTATCATCATTCCTTCTATTATCCCTAATCTTTGGCCGGGAAAGGAAACGTCGTCAGCTAAGTAACGTAAAACAGGGTTATATTTGTGAATCATATTAAATTTATTCATAGTACCATAATGAAAATAAGTGTTAAAAGGGTCTTTTATTTCTCTTTCCTCTCCAGTGTTAAAAAAGTTAACACATTCTATCTGAGCAAGATTAAACCCCCTTCTATCCAAACGAGACAAAGCATCGTGTAATGGTTCAATAGTCACTGGAAATAAATCACAACCATTGTAGATTGCCCAATCGGGTTTCTCTCGGTGAAGGGTCTCCACAATATCATTTTGTAACACCCTCAAATCAAAAGAATCACCAGTATCTAATCTATGTGATGGGACTTTATTTTCTTGGAGGTATTCCCAAGACCCATCAGTAGACATATTATCTATGATATACGGTTCTAACTTATTTTGTTTACAGTATTCTAATTTTAGTGGAAGGTACTCTCTTTCGTTCCACACTGTTAATATACACATTACTCTCATTCTACTACGTTTATAAATTGTCCTATAATACTCCCCTTCCTATTATCACCTAAAGCTCCTCCTATAAAAGGAAAAAGCCTCTCTCTATAGTCTTCTTGGAGTCTTTCTAGTTTTTCATCACTTTTATCTCTTGTTTTACTTTCATAATGATACGCAACCGCGTCACTAACAAATAAATTTACTTTTCCCTCTAGCAACACACTAAAGTTCAATTCTGCGTCTTCAAAACACTCAATGTAGGTTGGGTTAAACCCACCCACTTTAATAAACAAATCTCTCTCAATTAATAAAAAAGCTCCAGTATTACCTACTACCGGATTAGTACCTTCTATTCGATGTCGATAACCTTGACGTAAATTATAATGAGTAATTTCAATTCTACTCATACCTCTATCACTTAACCACTCTTTTTTTAACCATAATAACATACCTCCATGTTGTACCGTGTTGTCTTCAAAATGAAGTCTCGCACCAACAGTACCAACCTTCCGTTTATTTTTTTGCCAAACAGAAACCATTCTACTAATGGCGTCATTAATTAACTCGATATCATTATTACAGAATAAAACTAACTCCGTATCATTCGACACATATTCATAAACTACCTCGTTATTTATTTGGGCAAAATTATAATAATCAAACTCCACCAATGTAGTCTTATCATTACTAGAACAAAACTCCTTAATTTTTTCTAGATTCGAAGGATCACTACCCGTATCCGCAACAATTATTTCGAAATTAGTATATGTAGTCTTTTCGTATATTGAGGTCAAACAATTAAATAGAATATCGATATTATCTTTTGTTGGTATTATTATTGAAAGTTTGGGTTGCTTCTTAATAACCACACGCTTTTTAGGGTAAAATACTTCAACCCCAACCTCAGAAGGTAATTTGTCTGAGTATCGTTTAGCGAAATCCAGTCTATTTTCTTCCCATTGTTCGTTTGTTTGACCAATAGATTTATGTGTGATTCTAATATTAGTAATTACCCCAACCTTAACACCTTCTAAATGGTTTGAGAAAGTGAAGTCGATATCATAGAAATGAAATCCACTAACCTCCTCATTAAATTGTTTCTTAATCTTCCTCCTATCAATGGCGAAAAATAATCCATCCAATATCACTACAGGGATTATATTTGTTAAAACTGGTTCAGAGTATTTTGATTCCCATGTTTTACCATCTTGAGAATGATTAACAATCCCAACCATATTACTTAGTGGTTGGTTTATGTCTTCCCACCAACTACCACTTTCTGTTAGTTTTCTTGTTCCAGCTAAACCAAGAATCCCATAATCTGACTCATTAAAATGATTTAATAATTTTTTACCCCATTTTTTGGCATTGAATATTATATCATCGTGGCAGAAAAGAATAATATCATTTGTGGACTCTTTTAGTGCTTTATTATAAATTTTTGTAAGTGATTCCCCATTAGGGTTTTCATAAGACAAAATTTGTATATTTCTAATACCAGAAGTTTCTTTTATGTGTTCTATATAAGACTCGTCTAATTTTCTTGTGCTAAATACTACTGTTAAATTCATTTTATTTATTACCTGTAGAACCAAGACCGGAAACCCCTCTCTCAGTTTTTTTATTATTATTATTATTATGTGTAAAATCTACAAACTCTCCTGTAACTACAGGGCATAAACAAGCTTGAGCTATTCTATCACCTTTGTCTATTTTTATTTCTTGATTACTAAAATTTGCTAGTATTACTTTTACCTCTCCAATATAACCTTGATCAACAGTACCTGGAGAATTAAGAACAAATAGATTTTTTCTATGGGCCAATCCAGAACGACTCCTTACCTGGATCTCAAAACCTCTAGGAATATCAAAACTTAGTCCGGTACCTATCATCTCTACTTCTTTTGGTTTGATAACTTTTTCTTCCGAGGACCTCAAATCAAAACCACTGTCCGACTTATAAACATACTCAGGGTTTTCATTTTCGGATTCATTAGAATATCCTAATGATACCATTATTTTTTCTGGGGTGCCGTTTATATTAGACCCCACTTCTAGAGTTGAGTTATAGTTATCGGTTGCGTCTGATATTTGATTAGCTAGTGACGATAACTCTTCGAGAGAGGCGTCGTCAGACAAAGAGTCATATTTGTCAACTAAATGACCGAAAATCTTTTCTATTTTATTTGAGTCTTCGTGATTTGACATAGTTTATAAATTTTTAACTTTTTTAATTATTTTAATTAGAGAACTTACATCTTTTTCACAATAATGTATAATTTCAGTCTTCTTATCATTATACCAAGATTGATGCATATTTTCTCCAGTTACCTCACCTTCTTTAGGTGAAGTTATTCCCATAACGGAAGTTACTAGATGTAAAGAAGATAAACCTTTATATGAACCAAAATTCCAAAGTTCCTTTGTATCCAAGGCTTTAATCTCCCAAGGTTTCGTATCATGAGATGGTAATAAAGACGGTGGATTGATGTTGTTAATTAACATTCTTTTACCTAAATAAGGTAAGTCAAAATTCTTAATGTTGTGACCACATAAAGTAAAACCAACCTTCTCTATTTTATTTAGTAGTTGTGTTACTTGGATAAGGTCGTCTATCTCATTACCACTACAGAAGGATTGTAACTTTTCTTCTTCTCCGTTTATAAACCCTACACTGACACATACAATCTTACCAAATTCAGGTAGTAATCCAGAATATTTTTCATATAGAAATTCACAGTCCTCATCCCCATCTTCGGGATAATGTCTTCTAAAATAAGAACATCCTATGGAATTCCACAAATCCCATAAAATTTTATCCATCTTTTTTAATTCGTTGGAGTCTTTGTAAGAACCTGCAGTTTCTATATCTAGAAACAATAATTTATTTTCGTTTATATTTTCTAACATTTTACAAATATACTATTTTTTAATTAAGCTTTTGTACCAAGACGCTCTTTCTTTAGTTACTTCTTTAATGTGGTATTTTTGGACGTCTTCGTATAGTTGTTCACCTAAATCCTTAATCATATTTGGATTATTGATGAGTTTTTTAATATTTTTATACCATTGTTTATGGTTTTTTGATGTTGGAATCAATAGCGAGTTTTTACCATCAACACAATCGATATTGTAAGGGCCAAAGTCCTGTGCGATTAGGGCTTTTTTATGAAAACCGGCTTCAATAACTTTTAATTGTGATTTAACTCTATTAAAGGTGTGTTCTTTTAAGGGGGCCAAAGAAATATCCATAAGGTTATAGTTTGTGGCATAAGTTGTGATTGGTTTTGTCCAAACTCTCCTATAGAAATCCCCACCATCGCCTTTACGTTTCTTAAATTCTAATAATGAGTCAATGTCTTTTTGTTCTTTGACTAGTTGATAGTCGTTTGTAAAAATCTGTTCATAATTGTACCACACAGACTCTTTTGGTTCTATTGATCTAGTGGTTTGTTCTCCAGTTACTGAGTTAATTTCAGTCATTGATCCCCTAGTATCAAAACCACATAAAACAAATTGAAATTTATTTTTTAGTGTTTGGTCTGTGGTGATTTTATGTATATTACCTCTAAGTATTTCTAGGTCGGACAAGTGAGAAGACCCCCCTAACCAACCAACCCTAACTAGGTCGGATTCTTCGGGATTGGATTGAAACTGTTTCTTATTTGGGTCTATTGCGTTTGGAAAGACCTCATGTTCTTATTATACTTCCTAAGTTCCTTGGCAAAAACTTCAGTAGTAGTTGTTACGTACTGAGCATTTTTTAGGTTATCAACTATTTTTTCACCAAGTTTGTGTTCTTTTATCATTGGGTAAGCGGGGTGGTCTTTCCCTGGGTCCCAATAATCGTCCAAATCCATTATAGTTATAATACCCCATTTCTTACAATCTTCTAATAAACGTAGACAATTCGCCCAATCACCCATTCCTCTATGGAAATGAACAATATCAAAACTTTGCCAATAGGTATCTCTATTTTTCCAAGGGTCATAATTAATATCCACCTTAAATTCGTTAGGGTAATATTTTTCAAGCGCTATGTGGGGATCGATTGACCTAAAAGAACCAACTCCTGTTCTATCTGACGGAACTACTAAGATTTTTACTTTGTTCATAATTGTATTTTTATCTAATAATAATAAACAATTAAAATAATTAAATCAAATAAACTACATATATTAAAATACTTAGTGAGGTAAATATATTTATCTATAGAAATAAAATACATGGCAATACAAAATTACTACTTTAATAACCTCGATGCTTACATAAGTTATGACTCTTTTTGGGATTTTAATCTTTCAGATGATGAGAGAAATTATAACAAAGAAGTTATATATAATTCATCGATAATGTACTATAGTGCAGGTACTACTACTTTTTCAGATTCATTCTATTCTTATAAATTACCTGTAGTAATGGACCTAAACGATCCCGAATGTTCACTACAAATAGACACTGTTACTAAAAATGATGATGGAACAATATCCAATAGAGGGACAATAACAAACCAAGATGCGGGAGATGGACCTATTAACCCTGGGACTTTTTATTCAGCAAATACCTTAGTCAGTAAGATGGCTTGGAGTTTATCTGAGGTTACTGATGGGCAAATAATAGATAATGCCGCTTTGT